CTGACCATTGCTGGCGTAGTACGCCACGCTGGTTCCCACCGGAAGTGCCGCCGGAGCGCCCGAACCCGTGAGGGTCAAGGTGGTGCTGGACGATGAACCGCTGGCGGTGTAGCTGATTGAAGTTTCCGGAACCACACCCACACAACGAACCGGAAGGATCGTGGTGACAGGCGTATCGTCCGGAGCAAGGATCGCGTTCTTAGAGTTGCCGGTGTTTACATCACCTGAGTTGTCGATCATCGACAGGTTAGTTCCCACCAATGCATACGCACCCGAAGCCATGACGGTCGTAGCCGAGCAGACAGCCGCTTTAAACACAGCATCCGGATCGTCAACAACATACGCCACCGCATCGCCAGCCAAGGTCGAAGCAGGCCAGTACTGGCTGAAACGCTTGTTCTTGCTGACAGGGTCCGTATAGGAGCAACCTACAAACACACCCGTGACTGCGTTTGAAGCGGTGGTAGCACCGATTGCTGCGCGAGTCACGGAACCACGCACGACCTTGACGAAATCACCATTGAAGATGTTCGTCGCATAGCCGTACTGAATCGGGTACATACGGGTAGAACCCGCATATACCTGACCGCCGATCAGGTTGATCGGCTTCAGCCCATAAGGGGCCGTCACATCAGTTCCTGAAGCCATTTGAAAATACCTCTAAATAATTGATAGATAAGGGTTTAACCTCTTCCAAAGGTGGTGCGCGTAGACCGCTCTGGATTCAGAAGCGGCATTCGCGGATCGTTTTCCCGCAAGAAACTGCGGTCCACACCTTCGATCTGCTTATCCGAAATGTTTTGAAAGTATTTCTCTCTGGCTTTCATCTTCTCAAGCGGGGCTTTGCATAACAGCAAACCACCCACTTCCACGTTCCCTTTGAACTGAGAATTGATGTCAGACATGACCATCAGTTCAGGATGATCTTCTGCCTTGACAGGTTCCCAGCCCTCACGGAACTGGCGAGAGACGTTCGTGTTATCCGAACGGCCCAACGAAGAAGTACGAATCCAGCGAAACACCCAACCATCTTTCGGCTCAGGGACCGGAAGTGAGGATTGCGGCAACCAAGTATCGCTCGGTCGCGACTCGGCTTGCCGTTCAATACGAACACTGCGCTCATTAGCCATTTGAACTCTCCTTAATGAGTTGTTTGGCATACTGCTCCGGGGTTAATCCCAGTCTCTTAGCGAGGGAGACTTGTGTCGCAGTTAGCTGGATTTTGCGGGGTTTAGCTCCATTACTCCGGTTGGAGGGAGCGACCACCGTAGAAGGACGCTTTGTTTGGGTTGCCGGAGCTTCCTCTTCAAAGTAGTCCGGAAAGCGCAACCGCATGGTTGCGTTAATCTTTTCATAGTACTCATCTGTGTCAGGCTTAATACCTTGATCACGGATCAGACTTTCATGCGTGGCATAGGCTAGAGCGGTCATCTCTCGGTTCGTACCGAACCATGGATTCTCTTGGGTCCATGCCATCGTTTTTGCAGACGGCTGCGGCAAAGGCACCGGCTGATAAGATTGCGGCTGCTGAACAACTTGTTCTTGCGGCTGGGGTTTTGGTCGAGACTGAAGGTTACGCTCGTAACGCTCGGCCTCCCGAAACTCCGTCTGTGCATTCAACAGACTCTCTTGTGCAGCGATGATCTTTTCAGAATCACCCTGTTCATACGCTTCTTTGTAGCGATATTTGGCTTGCTCAAGGGCAATCTGCGCCTTGGATTTGATTTGCTGTACGAGTGCGCCTTCTCCACGCTGGATCAGACTTTCGTACTGTTGGTTCTTTTGGGCAAGCTGTTGAGCAAACTGAACCGCTTCTTCGCGCATCCGCTCGGCAGCTTCACGCTGACGGCGTTCTTCATGTTGCTCATACTTCAGCTTGTTAATACGATCTCGAACTTTTTTGCCATAGCTAGAAAGTTCTTCATCGTCATCTTGCACCGATTCCGCCTTTTGGGGCTTCTTCGGAGTATCGTCGATAATTTCCAGTTCCACCTCGTTTGAGGCTTCTTTGGTTTCCGGTTCCTCATCGGGTGTTTCCACCTGATAAGAGACTCCGAAAAATTTATCTTCTCGACTTGTCTGTACTTCGCTCATGCTTTTACCACCGCTCTCGGATCTTCGACCACAGCCTCTACGCTGTCATCGTTGATTAAACGAAACTCTTTGCCATGAACCTTAAAGCGCGTACCGGAGTAGGATCTCATCATGATCCAATCTCCTTTCTTACAGTACGGTCCTGTTGGGAATCGGTCGGATGACTGATATGCATCGGGTCCCATCTCTAAGACGAATCCGACGATGCTTCCAATCTCTTCGGCTTGAAGAGTTTGAGAAGCCTTGATGATGCCACCCTCTGTCTTCTCTTCAGGGTCTGGTAGGGCAATAAGCAGTTTATAACCCGTGGGTTTAGGTAACTGACTCGCTGTTTTTTCAGACATATTTCCTCGCACCGGAATTTAAACGTGTCCGGAGTCACGCGCACCGCAATATGCGGAGATGTTTAATCGTCTTCAATTTGCTTTGTTAAGTCAAGTAGTTCGCGCTCTGCTAACGCTAAACCATGTATGACTCCGCAGCATCTTTTGTAGTCGGCAAAATCCGTACAACCGCCTCCGGCAATATGATCTGCCATTTCATTCATCTGATCTCGAAGAGACTTCTTTAGGAAATCACTGAGATTTTGGTGGCTTTGCATTCAACATGTCCTTGGCAATTTGAACGCCCAGCTTGGCTCCTTCGATTTGATCGCGTGAAGCGATCTCTTTGCTTTGGAGTTCCGACTGGGTATTGGTCGAAGCGATCTGTACGCCCAAACGAGCGCCTTCGATACGCTCTTGCGCTTTGAGACGATCTTGCTCGGACTGCATCCGCATTTGCGCTTTCTGCATATCCGCTTGGACCTTTGCCATATCGGACTCGGCTTTCTGCTGGATTTCCTGTGCGCGAAGCTGAAGCTTCTGCATTTCGATCTGTAGCACTGGATCTTGAGCCTCTTCCATTTGCTTTTGCATTTGCGCTTCGGCTTGATCTTTCTGTAGCAACTGGGCAGCAGCCGGAGCCACCAACTGAGACAACCGGTATTCGATGTCTTCGGGCAGGGGTTCCCCCGGAGGAGGGAGCTTGACTCCCAATTGCTTTTCGATTTCGTCGCGGTATTTAAACGCCAAATGCTCTGCCATATGCGCGGCAATTGCGCCTTGCATTGCTTGAGCGTTTGGAGATTGACCCGCAAGTTCTTGGATCTTGGGATCTTGAATAAACGACAAGTGGGTTTGAATGTGTGCTTCGTGGTCTTGGTAGATAAACGCCTTGACCGGACGGTTGTTCAACACATTCATGTTTTCGGTAACCGGATCGGTCGGCAGGATTTCTTCCTGTGTTTTCACGATCTCTGGGGCATCTTGGATACCCAAGGTCTCTAGCATTTGACGATGCAAGAGCGGCATGTCGTACATGGTCGGAGCGGTGGCCGCTAACTGCAAAGCCGCTTGGTACTTCATGATCCGTTGAGCCATGGTTCCCGCATTCGGATCAGAGACCGGCACAATGTCAATGCGATCATCAAAGTCCTGAGCGGTGAGATCTTTCCCTTTAATTTCATAAGGATATTCCAGCGGACCATAGTCTTTAACGAGTCCCGCAAGGATCTTTAATTCCTTTTTCATCGATGCGTGTAAACGCGCTTGAACCGCACTTTGCACTTTCATCGATCTTTCGAGAAGCGCGAGCGTGGTGCCTACAGGCGCTTCATTATTCATGTCCGCTACCTTCATATCCGCTTGTGAAGCGAATCGACGGCCTTCTTCAACAATGTTCCCCAGCAAACTGTAGAGAACACTGGAAGGTTCTTTATAGGGCAGGAAGGTAATATTTTCGCGTAAGGTTCCGGACGGAATGTCTACGTCGCGGAACTCACCCGGCATGATGGGTGTATCGTCGCCTTTGATCCGGAGTCCGCGAGTTTTCAAACCGCCCGGAAGGTTCGACAAGGTTCCCGCATCCACCAGTTGTCGGAGAATGGATGTCGCGGACTTTGCCAATCCTCCTACCATGTGGACCAGTCCGAACCCGTAGAATCCTAGA